GTTAACCAAAGCTCGTACTTGGTCCTGCTTTTCTTTTGAGAATCTACTGAACTCGATAGTAACTTCTTCATCTACGCCAACTTGTTCTTGTTGCATAAGTTAGTAAGGGGCCAAAGCCCCTTTCCCTGTTAGATTATTTACTAGACGCTGCGATAATGTACTTACCGAAACGCTTGTGGAACTCATCAAAGTTGGGCATTTTACCAGGAACCATTGGCAAGTTGTATGTGGTAAGTGCAACACGGGCACCCATAACAACCAACTCAGTAGTAAAGTTGCTCATCATAAATGATAGGAAGTGGTCTGCTTGGGCATGCCAGGCCGCAATCTTATCCTTACCAAGTTTGCGGTATTGCTCTTGCAACTCATAGCACAGGCTAATAGTCAAACTGTACATAGCAGATATTTCTTTGACCTTGAGTTCGGTAACCTTACCACTCAATACATCTTCTGGCTTGGGCATCTGTCCTGCAACCTTGCGGTGTGCCATGAACTTGACAGCAAGACCTTCGCCCACAGTGCCTGCAATCAAATCAACCAATTCTGCGTCGGTTGCATCTTCGTCGTACAAGAAGTCTGATACGAAGCTCCAGGTACGTGGTGTAGCAAATGCACGGCTTGCTGATTTTGGTTCAAAGTCAAATAAATCTTGTTTAGCAAAGCCAATGTAACCAACAACGTCTTGGTGTACTTTGTGATTAACAGCCCACTGGAACCAAGAATCATAATCTGGGCGTACTTCCAAGTGAACAAAACGGTTAGCAAGCGGACTGGGCATACGATATGTAACACCTTTGTCCGACTCGCGATTGCCTGCCGCAACAATCACAACATTGTCTGGCAGCACATACTTGCCAATGCGTCGGTTCAAGATAAGCTGATAACCTGCAGCCTGCACAGCTGGTGCTGCACTATTCATTTCGTCAAGGAACAAAACAATTATAGGATACTGTTTTGCCATTTCTTCGTCGGGCAAATCAATGGGTGGAGCCCAATCCATTTTCTCGTTGTTCTTGTTAAAGAACGGGATGCCGCGAATGTCAGTTGAGTCCATTTGTCCGAGACGCAAGTCAATCATATGACCGCCAAGATCTTCAGTAAGGTCAGCAATCAATTCTGACTTACCAATACCAGGAGGCCCCCACAAGAATACGGGACGTTTGTTTTTAAATGCACGAAGCACACGGCTACGAGCATCAGTTGGGGTTACACTACGGGTTTCGGTTACAGCCATTTATATTCTCCAGAAGTTGCAGTTGTTAAAATGTTTAAGTCTCTATTATATAACGATTTGAATTAATTTTTGCAAATACAAAAATTATTTTACTCACTGGCCTTGCCAACAATGACACGACCAGTAGTACCCTTTGGTGCCTTGGTTGGCACACGACCAAACAAGTCATTTACATTTGAGTAAGACATCACTGGCATAGATGACTTAGAAGGACGTCCACGCTTGCCGGACTTGATACGTGCTTCAATAACAGTGTCGCTACCCACATCGTATGCGGTACCGTAGCTACCTTTGTTAATGATAGTGTTTGAGTTAAGTTGGATTTTCATTTTGATTTCCTGTTAAGTTAAAAATTAATTATAAACGATTTTTGGGCAATTTAGGCGAATTCGTAAAACTTTACATTCGGGTCAAGTTTTTGTAGTTGTTTTGCAACAGTGGTAAGTTCTTTATAACGAGCTTGAACTTGACTACGGGGCAGTTCGCCATCGCACGTTAAGTTCTCTGGACTAAGTGCGGCATCGATCATATCAGCAACTTGCTGACGACCCTCGGCAGTATTGATTTCATACTGTGTGCCTTTAAACATAGCATTCCACTTGTTTCGTTGTGCAATGTATTCCTGAAGTGCTGTCATTTCCGACTCCGTTTTGTTTAACATGTATTGATTATATGCGATTTTTTGGAACTTTACCGTTTTTGGTAAAATAAATTTAAAAGTGTTGTATTTCTACAACACCCTGCAATTAAGCGTAACGCTTTTGGTAGCCGCTACCAAGTGTAGATAGCTTTTCGCCTGCCAATAACATATTGTAACCAATTGCGACTACTTCGTTTTTGTTGCGGGCTGCATCGATGTTACGGAACAGGGCCTGAACTTTCTCAGGCTTGATTGGGTAGCTACTAGTGGCCGCTTTTTCAACGATTGCTTTAAGTAGTGCTTGAGCACGTTCCATATCAGCAGCAACCTCAAGAGTTTTGATATCGTCTACGCTGAAGTTTGTTTTTGCCTTGGTCATTGCATTAGTCCTTTGTGTGTTGCAATGTCATTAGTATAACACCATTTTGCAAAACTTTACCAAAAAGACAAAAATAATTCGTTGTATTTTTACAACAAAGTAATACTTGGGTATTAAAAAAGGCCCTTTCGGGCCCTTTTATTTGATATTAAAGTAACTGTAATGCTTTTCCAAGTCCCAGTTTGCGGTATCAACTGGATCTCCTTGATGCGTTACGATATTTACTTTGAGTACCTGTGTGTAACGATTCCAAAATTGTTCAATGTCCGGGGTGCTACTGCCAAGTTTGGTGCTGTTAAGAATCTTGTGATTCTTCTTGCTGAGTTTGCAAGTTGGCACATTCAATGCTTCGGCAATAGTTAGTCGTCCATTGATCAGTAGGTCACGGGCCACTGCGGCTGGAATCACATGTTCAAATTCGGTCTTCTCTTTGTGTTTCAGACCAGCTTCAAAATAATGTGCGCCGATGTTTTCTTTTATACAGTAGCCGTGATATCGACGTAGTAGAAAGTCCATAACATCACGCACTAGTCTAGCAGTTTGATCTGCCACTGTGAGTCGTTTGTACACAAACAAACACAGTTTTAAACAACGGTGTGTGAAGTCATACGTTTGTTGGTAACTAAGACCTGTACGCTTGATTGGCGTATATTTGGTCTGTTTGTAACCACTTAAACGTTCTTTCAATGTTTTTATCAAAACAAATCCTTGGTATCTGGAATGTAAACACTCATTGGTTGCAACGGATATGGTTTACCATTTGCCCACGATTTCTTAAGCTGATGCCAGAAAAACGCAGTACCTTGTGGTGTGTTCTTGAGATTCTTTGGAGCCTCAGGCCACAAGTGTGTTGGTAAGCCAGTTGCTGTATTTGTCTTGTTGTATGCATTGATGTTTGATTGGTGTACATAGTCCCAGTACACACTACCAGCATCAAAATTTGCATTAAACAAGTCAATACAGTGCTGTGCCATATCTTCAATTTCTGCATCTGTGTAAGTGATTTGGTTCTGCTCACATAGGTTCAGAAACTCTATTATAATAGGAATTTCTTTACTGTTGATAGGGCGTTGTTGCATATCTACAACATATTTTCCGTATACTGCAAACTGACGTATTACTTCTTCACTGGCTTCGTCAATTTCGTTCAATCGACTAATAGCACCAATTTCGTTGGCGTTACCAAATTTTTCTGCAGTCAAGAATAAGCCTGCTCTAGTTAGATGTTGCCATTTTTCAAAAGCAGAAACCCATTCTGGATCGGTTACACCATCTTGCGCTACACCATATACCTTTTGTTCAAAGATATCAATAATGTCCAATGGCTTCTTACCGGCGTTTTTACCCACTGTGGTGTTTACATTAATGAAGTTGCTACGCAATTCACCACGATTACCAATGGCATAGATGTTACATGGAACAGTTACAGTAGTAAAATCTAGGTTCAATGCATCACGACAGATCAGATACAATGCTAGTGCAGTGTGCTGCCCGTCCCATGCTCCATATACTTCGCCACCGGCACGACTTGGAAGATCGTCGTTACCTGATATTTGCAAATTGTTGGTAATTTGATATACCTGAATTGGTGATGCCTGGTATGCACGGAAGTTCTCAATAATTTTAATAATCCATTGTAGATCCGGTTCACGTTGCATTGTGGTATCAATCACAATGTCGCCAAGTGGTTTCTCTACAGCTTGGCAAAGACGGAATTTGGATCGATTGGCAAAATCTTTAACGCCTGGGTTATTGCGTTTGAATTGTTGGATAGCATTCTTAAGACGTGCAGTCCAATTTGCCTGTGCTCTTGGGGGCATTTTGGCAATGGTTTCATTTAGTCTAGTGACCAAATCAACAAAATGCGATCCTGTATTTGTAAATTTTGAATTGTGAATATCTGCATAAGTGGCTGCAGGGGCCTGCACGGGTTGTGCGTTTGACATATAATTTTCCTTAATATGGTAACGAATGTATCTTAGCAAATATATTAAATTGACCCTATGTCAAGTTAACGTTGCTACGATACGTATATCGTTAGTAATATTTGTTGTTTGTAAACAACAGCCTTAGTATATTAAATACCAAGGTCTAAATACAACCTCAGTCTAACCAATTTTGTTTATGCGTACTGCCACTTTCTGGTGACGGCTCACATAACCAATATAAGAATAACTGACGTGATACTTTGTCACAAACTCTTGCCAAGCTCTAAACTCATCTTGTTGCCAACCTGGGTAGTTTATGTACTCATCAAAAACAATAACTGTATCAACTACAATATTGTTTTTAAGTGTTTCTAAAATAGTGGCTGTACTTGAATACAAGTCACAGTCAACATGCAATAATTGAATTGGAGAATCTCCATGTACCGCTTTCCAATCAGGCAAGGTCTCATTGAACCAACCCACGTGTAATGCCACATTGTCACGTACCCTGGGCAAGTTACCATGTCTATGAAAGAATCCCTTGGGCATACGGCTTGTCCAGTCTTCGGGCAAGCCTTGAAAACTATCAAAGCCATATATGGTATCACTGGGGTTGACTCTAGCAAAGTGATTAATGGTCCTGCCGGTTGCTACTCCAAACTCCATGAACACTCCGTGTCCATTAAGTTGTGTACGTAACACCCAATCATGAAGATTGTAGTCATTATCAAAGTTGGGAATTGCTCGCATATGCTGTTGAATATAACGTGCAGATTCTTCACTGGCCAAACGTACTGCGGTAAAATCAGTGTCAATTACATCTGTATATAAACCTAGTAATTGTTTTTGTGCCACTGTGGGTTGTGGATAACGCAACCACTCTTCTAATCTATCCAATAATTTATAATAAGTCTGAATCATAATTTAGTTAATAATGTTACATTTTATATAGTGTGTACCTCTAAGTCAAATATATTTTTACCGTATTAAATAAAGTACGCCGTTTTTGAAGATAAATAATTATATCAAGGATGATGATATGTCAAGACCCAAGCCAACGGTTCTGTTAGAACACGTAAACAAAACAAACTACAAAAGCGATCAAGTCCTTTCTAGCGAAGGTATTTGGGCGGTTTTCTACGACAATACACCTATTAATCTTAAAAAGTTTAATACCCTTGTTGCTTATCCGGGACCAAAGTATGTCAAGACGTCATTCAGTAATCCCGGGCACGCCATTAACCTATCAAAGAAATTGAACACATTGTTTAAGACAGATAAGTTTACAGTGGTTCTGCTCAAAGCCGGTGAACAAGTCTACCCATAATAGACAACGCGAATTTCAACGCCAAGTGCTTCGTGAAGCAGGATTAGATCCACTGCTATACGAATCACATGTTCAAGTGTGGTGGAGAAATCCTTCTAATCCAGATAGTTTGCGACTAACAAGATTTGGTGTAACATTTTTTGAAAAGACTATCAAGTTACCCTCGTACAAGGTAACGTTGCAAGAAGCAGGTTATAAAAGTAAACACCTTCTGCAATTAGAGAAATTGTTTACAGCACCATATTTCTTAAAGAACGAATCTATAATTGTGTTTAGTGATACTGATGCAGTGATGCTACAACTACATGCCGGCAATCTTGGCCAGTACTTGGATAACCTACAGTCTAATTCCTAAAGCCACCACCATCAACACTGATTTGTATCACATCATCTTTGGGGCCGGGGGTACTTGCTAGTTCAGCAATGTTGGCAAGCATGGAAAATATATCGTTATGTAGGCTACGTGCCTCTTGTGCAGATAGCACCAATTGTTTTCCGTTGGTCTGATTCATTTGTTTAACACGATCATTGAACGTCTTTACAGCAATAGATAATGGTTCCATTAAATGATCTCTTTGAGTTTTGCTATTTGTTCCGCGGCAGTAGCAAATGGTCCAACAAATTCGTAACGATTCAATGTGATATTCTTTGGTGAATATTCTTTGATCCATGTGCTGTTAAATTTAACAAGATAGTATCCAGCACAATAAAAACTTTTGCTTTTGGGTTGTTTGCTGTAAATTGGCAAACGTCTTTGAACGTCCCACACCATGTTATGTGGTTTGCCCACACATGGATATCCATAACAATCATGACCTGCTTTGACTTTGGCAGTTTTTACAGTATCAAAAATAATATTGTATTTCTTACTGAGTAATTTGATACTGGGAAACTTTTCACGTAGCTCATCATGTACATATGCAAAGCCACCTTCTTCTATAGCTTGAATAGTGGCAATTTTTGCACCACCACTCTCTACTATCCAGTATTTGTTTTTAACTATGGGTTTTGCTATTGCGTTCATTTATTGTTGTCTTTCTTTAAATAGCTCATGGTAATGATCTTACCAATTTCGGCACCGAGATCTTTATCTTCAGTGACAATGTGCAAATCGGGTTTGATGTTGTAGTTGCGATGATTTACACTTACAATAACTCCTCCTGCGGCAGGGGTAATGCGAATGTCAAGACCTTCATCAAATTCGTGTTGTGTGCCCATTGAGTAAGTGCCACCCAATGTTACTCCGGGCATACCATATGCGGCACCGGCAACAGTACCAATTTGGTTACTGGCGGCTATTTTTGCTTGCGTACTCATAGTCGAATCATTTCCATGGCAACAATTTGTCCAACACGATGTGCAACATCTTGTTCGGTATCGGGTATGACATAGGTCTTGTTGTTGCTTTCGTCTTTGCGTCGATCATATATTCGCATCTGCACAATGGTACCACCTTCTGCTGGCATCACCGTAAAACGCATGCCTTCGATGTCAGGTGCTTCGCTCCCACGAACAGCATTCATAGATATTTTTTCTTCTCGATGATCTTGTGGATATATAAAATTTCGTAAACCATTTCGTAACCAATTAATCATTTGTTGTCCTGTTCTAATGTAAGTGCCTTCATGATCTCAAGGCGTTCGTATGCTTCCTGTAGGCCCGGATGATGTTTCATGCGTTCTTTAAGCATTATTTCTTCATTGCGTCGTTCACGTGCCCAGTCCAGCAAGGATTCTGCGTCGTCATTTAGTCCCACTGTGGCGTCGGGCATATTTAAGAATGTCCAATTGATGCCGTCGTATACTTCTATCTGCTGATTACTAGTGTTGAAACGCAAGTTACCAACACCTTGAGCACCACTATGATTATTAATATAGGTACTGGCGCTACCGCCTATTACCTGCATATACCTACCTCGGGGATGAATGTTTTTGATCATTACACGCCAAATCTTTGTAAGATTGATGCCTTAACCCGCTGAATCGTCGATTCGTGCTGGGCGAGATCAAAGGTGGTACATACATGATCACCCAATGCGGTAATCTCAACAGCCAATAGACACTCTGCTAACACAAGTCGTGTATATGCTTCAAGTTGGTCACGATTTACGTCAGGATAATGACTACCACCTGCCTCTAGAGCCAACTCGGTCACTTTATCCGTGAACAATATCTTTTGCGTGTTTGATTGCATTTTCCAAAATCTCTTCTACAAATTTGTTTAGTGTAATATCTCGCTCATGTGCCATCATCATCATTTTAAACATCATATCATTATCGAGATCCAGTGGCACACTGATCTTGGTATCGTAATCTTGTTCATTCATGATGGCTGTCATTTTTTCCATGAAATCACCATCAACTTCGAGGTCAATATACTCAACATCTTCCCATGCTTCTCGACTGTTTACATTGCGGCGGTCTGACTCGGTCTCATATGCTTTTTTATATGATTCCTCACCAAACAATCGATATGCACGATCATTATTGTAATCGTATACACTGGCTTGATAAATTTCTTGTGTTTTGCGATCAAATACAATATGTGCGCTAGATGAATCCCATCCACCGACTTGTACATCCATGGTGTATGCGTTGGGGCCGAAACAGTCCCACAGATACTCACCACCTTCTGTGACTCGGTGATTGCCTGCTTCTAAAAATTCTTTAAGTGTAATCATGTTTTCTCCGGATATGGTGTTGATAGAAAATCTACATACTGTTGTGCATGTTCGCTTAGTTTGACAAGTTCATACTTGCCACAAAATTTTAAAAACTTTGTACCGATTTGAGCAACCGATTTGGTTACGCTACCAGTAACAATAGTTTCTTTAATTTGTTCTTTAATATGATCTGGTTGTGCATTTAAATCTACTAGTATCACATTACGATTGTAATCGTCTAGTACACGATGCTCTAGACCGTTATGGTCTACCCAACGTTGCAACATTAGATTGTTCCACGAGAACCCTTTTTTCTCTTTGTCTTCAAAGGCTTCGACCAAACCAACTTTGTTCTTAGTGCCCTTAGTGCGGACACCAGGGTAGGCAGAGAAGATGTTGTCACTAGAGTCTCCCCGCATACATTTCTCAAACAAGATCCACTTTGGGTCCGGAATTGTTTTGGGTTCTTTAGTTTTCTTATCTTTGACTGGGGCACCCTTTTTGTCAAAGATGCCTTTTGTGGTATGGAGCTCATCTGATATTCCATTGTATTGTTTTACATTTTCTGCAAGTAGTTGGTGAAAGTCACTATCACTGGAAACAATTATATGTTCATCTCCAGGGTGTGCTTGAATCCACCCTGCCACCAAGTCATCCGCTTCGAGGTTGTTGTGCTGGAGAACAGTACAATTTGTGCTTTCGGAAACGAAGCTTTTAAGAGAATCAAAGGCTTCCCAGAAGAGTCGATCTTCTTCCGCTTCTGTTTCTGTGAGCGCGGCTCTAGCAACTGTTCGGTTTTTCTTGTACGGCTCATAGTAATCCTTTCGCCATGAACGACCTTCTAAACAAAATACAACGTGATCAGCTTTTTGATCTCGAAACGCTTTTGCAACACTACCCAGTGTTACATGAATAGAAAAACCTAATCTATCCCATGTGTCACTCTGACGATGTGCGGCGTGACGGGCACGAAAGAATGTGTTTGCTGTGTCTACAATTAGATATTTCATACGTAATAATAACAGATTAATCTTTGTTAGTCAACGGCTATATTTTGGTATAACAAGTTGGCCCATGCTCGATGTGCATCTGCACCAAAATGGTAACTATTTTTACTTACTGTTTTGAACCCTTGTGCCAATAACCAATTTCGGTAAGTATTCTCATCACTATAAGGATGTATGTAACTGTTGCCCCATTCTAGATATGGTGTTTTAATAAATGAACTAAAACAGTTAAAGAACAAATGCGGAATATCATTGAGTTCTTTGTGGAATTCCCAGATACGTTCGTGCCACTCTAATCGTTTTTGATTATAGTCTACGCTCATTACCCAGTCACGATGACGTTGTTGGATCGCGTTTGGCCAATCAGTGCCGGGCGGTGCAGCATTTACCTGCCAGTATGTACCTTCATATAACCATTCTTCTCTTTCCCAACTAGTCCATCCAATAACAACAATATCAGGTGTGTTATTTTCTAGATAAGTTCTGGTGGTTCTAATTATACGTTCATTGCTACTGGCAGATTCTGCATCACATACAAATATAGCATTCATCATATTGGCCAACTCACATCCGTAACTAACACGTTCATTATCTGGGTGTGGTCTACGTCCTAGCCCACCGTAGAGTGGATCGTCTTCTGCAAAGCAATATGTATTGACGGCTTCTGCCCCGGCACTGTGGCTGTCACCATTTACATATAATATCATTTAATTTCTAACCAAGTATGATCGCCCATGTACTTGACCTGCATTAGGTATTCGTAACTATCCGGTGCACCTGTGCTCCAATCTTTTGGACCAGTCATAACCAATAGTGTTTTTTGTTTTCTAGTTTCCCACACCAACCAATATAAATTTCCCATCACAATTTGAAAATTATATTCTGCGGCATGTACAGCATCTGCAACTTCTAGTCTACGCTTAATATCTTCTGCTTGGCGTTGTAGAACATTTACTAGTTCCATAATACGGTCATATTCCTGCTGGGCATACATCCTAGCATGATTGATCATTAGATCTTTTTGTCGTTCAACAGGAATTAGATCAAACTTGGGTCCTAGTGTACTGGTGGCGTAAGGTGTTACATTTCTATTAAAGAAGTTAACAACTGTGTTGCCAGTGACAATATCAAAGCTATCGCGGCCTTTGGCGCTGTTTAATTCGTCGGTCATTCACGGTAAGTGGGATTAGGAAACTCTAGTTCAAAGATATGATACGTGTTGTAATCATTATCAGTATCTTTAAGAGTTTCCATTGTGCGGTTGTGTTCAGCATCTTGTAGGGTTAGATACATACCTATACCTACATAGTTATTGCCACTGGCCGTAGAACCACAACTTGTAATGTTCAAGCCTGACTTAGTTGACATTCTCAACAGTTGATAGTACTTTAAGGTCTTTGGCGGCTCAATGGCTTCCATTAACTTACCTCGGCTTTTCCATCACCTAAATCTTTACGATCAATTACACGTGGTCTTTGATCTGTGGGTTGATTGGCTTCCCATTGTTCATATTCTTCTGTTAGGATATTACGACAAATAGTCTTAAACCAGTTATCGACTATGTCGGCATCTGTTTTGCCTTGGTAGCCTGCACGTACTAGTTTAGCAACAAAAACGTCATTCCAATCTAATTCAAATGCACCGTTACCAATATCGTCTGCATCTAACTCTACTTGTAATACACTAACCCATGGTTCGCCTTTTTTAGTGGCTAGTTCTTTAGCTGACTTTACTTTTACAGTTAGTTTTGGTGCCGCAGGCTTTTTGGCCGGTGCTTTCTTAGCGGCAACAGGCTTCTTTGCAGGCACCTTTGCAACTGTTTTCTTTGCCACTGCCTTTTTAGCAGCGACTGGTTTCTTTGTTGCCATATTATAATCCTTTTAACATCATTATTATTGCTTCGTGTCGATGATACCAACGGTCTTCGGTAATGCTATCTCCGGGCCCAGTGATTACTCTACGCCCACGTACAGCAACACCCCATATCCAACGTCCGGTGTTGTGACAGCGTCTAGGGATAACGCTGTACTTATAATGAAACACCGCACGACTATTAAAATACTCATCGCTATCAAAGTAATCATCTAGGATACCACCTGACATATTTACTCTACGTTTTGCATTATAGCCAGCGCCCATCATTAAAACAAGTCCGTCTTTTCCCAGGGTAAGTAATTCTTACCAAAGTGTCCGTAGTTGGTAGTCGAGCTATATATAGGACGGAACATATCAAATCGATTAATAATACCACGTGGAGTCAAATCAACATTATCTTGTATCCATTTGGTTAATGTATCATTGTCGCCATTTGATCGTAGCATAAAACTCATTGGTTGCTCGAGTCCAATGGCATAGCTAATTTGACATATAACTGAATCTGCTTTGCCGGCCGCAACAATGTTCTTGGCAATGTAACGCATCATGTAGGCTGCAGATCGATCTACTTTTGTAGGATCTTTACCACTAAATGCCCCACCACCATGTTGGCAACTGCCACCATAAGTATCAACAATAATTTTACGACCAGTTAATCCACAGTCTCCGTCTGGTCCGCCAATGACAAATCGACCAGTGGGATTAATGAAAAATTCAGTTTTAGTATCAACTAGTTTACTTGGTAAGACATTACGAATAATTGATTCTACTTTGTTTCGTAGTAGATCTGTGGCAATATCATCAGTGTGTTGAGTGGAGCACACAACTTTGGCAATGCGAACTGGTTTATTATTTGAATCATATTCAAATGTTACCTGACTCTTTGCATCAGGCCCTAACCATTCAATGTGATTCTCTTTGCGTTGGCGTGCAAGTTCCTCAACGATGCAATGACTGTAATATATAGCACTGGGCATATAGTTATCAGTTTCATTGGTTGCATACCCAAACATTAGACCCTGATCACCTGCACCAAATGTATCTGTTCCGAGTGCAATATCGGCCGATTGACCATGTAGTAGATTTGTGATTTCTACATTGCGCCAATCAAATCCAGATTGCTCATATCCAATATCTTTAATAACTTTGCGTACAGCCGATTCAACTTCTTCGGTATGTAATACACCTTTGTACTCACCGGCCACTATTACACGATTAGTGGTTACCAAGGTTTCGCAAGCACATCTCAGTGCGGGATTTTGTTCACGCATTACTAAATCTAGTACGGCATCACTGATAGCATCTGCTACCTTATCTGGGTGTCCTTCTGACACGCTTTCACTTGTAAATAGATAACTCAAAATTATTTTTCCTAATTAATTTTTAACCACAGTCTATTGTGGATATTATTGATTTGCTTACTTACCCCAACCATTTCCCCATAAGTCAACGTGTAATCGTGGACTATAATTATAACCTCTTGCTAATGCCCAATCTGCTACATTAACACGATTTTGTGCGTATGGAGTAACAACACCGCCTTGTGGCATTACATAAGTAACACCTGTAAATCCTGCGGCTCTATATTCCTTGACCGCAGCATCAACCTCAGTAAAGTGGGCTTCGCTATCAACTACAAACTTTAAGTATACTGTGCCGTAGTTTTGATAGTCTGCAATAATATCTGGATTGATAGCCTCTTCCCACTTCTCACCTGATGCACTAAGTTTAGGACTTACACTAAATGTAATTTCACGCCCTGGACCAAATTTTTGTTTTAGATACTGTTTAAACCCTGGTTGCAACACTTGAGTGCCGTTGGTTTCAAATGTAAGATTACGTATATCTGCCATATCATCATGACTTAACAATTCTTCGTATGCACGTTGCCAGCCCAGCAATGGCTCACCGCCTGTGATAACAAGATGCACATCGTTACCGTTGTCTTGTACCCAATGATGATTGGGAGTTAGGGCCAACATGTCATTGACCAATTGCTTGGTATCTACAGTTGGACTTAGATGTTTAAATTCCGGATGCCAGGACGCATAGCTGTCACAGCCCGTATTAACGAGCGGGAGACTAAGAAAGTCTTTATACAGGTGTACGTTCTTTGCAACCGCGTCTGCTTCGGTACTCGTAGTCCCCGGAGCGCACCCAAAGCCCGCACAAGTAAAATTGCACCCGAATGTTCGTAAGAATACGCTAGGAACGCCAACAAAGCGGCCTTCGCCTTGAGCAGAATAGAATAGTTCACTTATTTTTAATTTCATAATTTACCAATGTCTGATTACTCCTGCTATGATAAAGCAGTTTGTGATTATGTATGTTAACACAATCACGGTTCTAACACAAGCAATACGGTCAGCTTCTTTGTCCGTATTGCCTGACTTTTCTCCAAGAGCCTTGGCCCACATGCGCCATAAGTTATTTTTTTGTAAAGACATATATGCCTTCCCATTTTTCTCTGCCCTCTTTTTTGTTGTTGCCGACGCCGGGCCTGGTATTCAACATCATTT